TCATTGACCAAAAGAGACAGGCAAGAAACGGGTGATTCAACTAAGCAGGGGTCCGGACAAGGGCTCTTGCTTTTAGTCTGGGTCCCATCCAGAGCCCATATCTTCGATTTGGTCTTCGCCGCTCCCCCAACTGGCGCTGATGTCCGAAAGAGCGCAATCATAACAAACATTGGCGTCCGGGAAACATTGGTCATAGACACCTTTGGTATATTGGCGGCTGAATTTCCTTCTTACAGAGGCGAGATCGAATTCCTCACCGCATACCACGCAAATAGGCATGTGCACCACTCCTTACATTTACCAAATCATAGCACGCAGCCGCCGAATTTACAAGGCGCTTTATGAGGAGAGAGCGCTCTTTACCTCAAGAACGCCGGAGCCGCAAGGCCCCGGACTGCTTAGGAGGTAATGCAAATGCGTAAAAAGAGGAACAAGGTCATTATCCCGGAGGGAGCCGAATTGATGGACTACCTGAACCGGGGATTCGCGATCTGCAACCGGTGCGGGCGGTCATGGACCGGAAAGAAGACCCGAGAGGTGGCTGCGATATTTACGCCTGCCCATCGTGCGGATGGGAGATTGACGAAATGGAGTATGAGTACGAGAGCGGAGATCCGATGGAGCTCGTACAAGACGAAAGAGGCGACAGCTGCCTGGTCTTCCAGGACGATATGCCGCCCGCCGGATGCAGGGCCTGCGGAGGACCCTACCCTCACTGCAAGGCGTCGTGCAAGATGTTCGACGACTGAGCATTATCAACGCGGAGGAGAAGTCCCGTAACAGGGGCTTTTCCTCTTTATAGTTTGGAGGAAACCATGCGTTATCACTTTGAGAAACCTCCGATTTATCTGTCCATGTACGGGCAGCGTTATCGGTGCGACCACCCGGTCTACAACTCCTGCACCCTGTTCTTGGTGGAGGAACGGGGCCTGGCGGTCATCCAGCAGCGGTTTGACCCGGAGAGAAAGGCGACCTTTTGGACGGAGGTGGACGACTGGCTCACCGACCCATTATATTTGCACCCTGGATTCCGGGCGTACTTTGACAGCAGGGCGGCGAAGGGTACGGACGGGCTCTACCCCACCGTGACCATCCGGCAGATCATGTGGGCGCTGAAAATGAAACCCCTGCCAAAGCAGCCGTGGGAGACGGTCTTTGACCATGCGCCGATTTGACAACTCCCTTTATGGAAAACCAACTAATTTTGGAAGGGAGCTGCGGTTTATGGAGACGTTGAAAAACAAGCTGTGCGCGGTTGGATTACTTGTCTGCGGAGGCTTATCGGCCTATGTGGGAAGTGATGGAACGGCGATGGCGCTTCTTGGAACGATTGCTGTTCCGCTGTTCTTTGCGAAGGAAAATTGGATTTACTGAGGGATGGGCCCGGACAAGGGCTCTTTCCTTTTGCGCCAGAATTACAGTTCCTGTTATGGAAGGATCTATTTTAGAAGGGAGATTTCGACATGGATATGAAGAAAACAATCGCGATTGCGGTAGTCGGCGTTGAGGCGATTGCCTGTGGGGTATTTTCCGCACTGTGCTTTGCACGGGCTCAATACCATCAAGGCAGAATCGATGCGGCGAACGAACTGCGTGCGGAAATGCTTAAATTGAAGGCTGAAATCATTTGTAAAGAGAATTCTTCAAAGGAGGAGTCCTGACAAGGGCTCTTTCCTTTTCTGTTTGCGCTCATTTCGCAGGTTCTATTACGGAGAACGATGCTCGATAAGGAGGTAAAGGAGCATGGACGAAATGAGACTGGAATCAAAATTTACGACTGTGATTGCATCGAAACTCGCAGAGAAGCTTGTCCGTGACAAGTTGGGCTATGATGTTGACATCCGGCTCAACCGGCTGCGGACAACGGTTCTGGAGGACAAGATGCATGTGGAGTTGAATGTGGATTTAGAACTCACAAAGGAAGAGCTTGACAAATTGCTGAAAAGCGTCGGACTCTGAGGCAGAGGCCCCGTAACAGGGGCTTTTGCCTTTCTTCCGCAGATTTTGCAATTCCTATTATGGAGAGGAGGTTAGCTCAATGGTAGAGCAACAGGCTGAAATACCTGTGGGTTGCCGGTTCGAGTCCGGCACCGCCTCTCTAAATTTTTTGAAAAAAGGAGAATACGTATGGAAGTCAAAATCGTAGGCAGTATCCAGTTCAAGAACCGCACCCTCCCGGTGTATGGGAATTTGGACGAGCCCTTGTTTAAAGCCACGGACGTGGCCGAGCTGCTGAGCTATAGGGGCAACAACGTCTGGAACCTGACCAACGTCTGTGAAGACGACGAGAAGCTGGTGCTCCTGGCCGTCGTGGGCGGACAGCGGAGAAAGGTCACGTTCGTCACAGAGACGGGCCTGTATAACGTCCTCGCCCAGAGCCGGAAGCCCATTGCACGGGCATGGCGGCGCGTCATTGCCGAGGAGCTGATTGCCCTGCGGCGGTCCCGAGGGAAGAATATCTCGGAACAGTTTGAGGACTGGGATCACCGGGCGGACGCGATCTACTTCGACGAGGAGACCGGCATGCTCATGCGCTCGGTGACGGTCCCGGGCGGCGACGTGGAGCAGGTCCCCTATGAGCCCTGACGCCATGAAAGCGGAGTTTGGATATCCCGATGTGGTCATGGGCGACTTTATCGAGGACCTCATCGGCGACATTGAGTATAATATGGGCCTGGTCCCGGCAAATGATTCCTATTTTCGGGAGCTTGGTCTGCAAAGGTTCACGTTGGAGCAGCTGCTTCGGGAGATTGACCAGGAGGAAGGAGTCTCCCCCAACCGCCGTAGTGGCGCGGTTTGTAGAGAGAATGTCCGCATCGGCAAGAGACACTGGAGACCCCGGCTTTACCTTTTCCGTGGCCAGAGATGCGGCCCAGTCCATTCTGGACGGATTATATTTCAGAGATTGAAACTTGAAAGGAGAAAAACGTCATGGCGAAGACCTATCTTGATATTTTGACCAAACGGGGTATCGACCTCTTTCTGAGCGAGGAGAATCTTGAGGCGCTGCGGAAGTTCGACCCCAGGGCGGAGTATGCCGTTCCCGGCCAGGCGGCGCCGGTGTTCCGTTCCCCCAAGCAGCACCAGATCGAGGTGGGGAAAAACTCCAACCTGATTGCCGATATGTGCTGGTATGGGGCAAGTGAGGCGGAGCTGGTGCGGGCGGTCAGGCACGGCATGGTGGTTCTCGATGCGGACAAGCACCATCTGGACTGGAAACGGTCGGCTGAGGAGCATGGCATACCGGAGCTTTATCAGAAATACCGCCGGTTCCACCGAAAGCCCGGGTTGACCGAGCGTGAAAAGCTGGTCATCACCGCCTATACCGGCTATGTTCTGGAGGGTACGGCCGAGAAGGTCGTCGATTTCGTGGAAGAGGTGCTGGGCCATTCCATTCAGACGCCGGAGCCGCCTGAGGTTCCTGTGATTTTGGAGGTACATAATGCTCTGAGAGGCGAGTTCTGCGAGATCTGCCGGAAGCATCATCTCTTCGATTCTATTTAAGGAGGGTGCGGACGTGAAAGCAAAACCCGCCCTGTTCAAAAGGGCTGGAAAGGCGCTTCAAAAAGCGGCGCCAACCATTTTGACGTGCGCCGGCACTGCCGGCGTGGTGGCCACGGCGGTCCTGGCAGTAAGGGCCACCCCCAAGGCGCTCAAGTGCATTGAGCGGGAAAAAGAGGCCAAAAATGTGGAAAACGGCGGAAATTTGACCCGGATGGAGGCGATAGGAGCTTGCTGGCGATGCTATGTTCCCGCGGCAGTCACGGGAATCGCTACAATCGGGTGTATTTTCGGCGCAAATGTCCTGAACCGGCGTCAGCAGGCCTCTCTGGTCAGCGCCTACGCCCTGGCGAGCCGTTCGCTCAACCGCTACAAGCAGAAGGTGAAAGAGCTCTACGGCGAGGAGGCCCACAGAAAGGTGATGGCCGCGCTGGCCGTGGAACAGAGTGAAAAGCACCCCATTTACGCCGGAACCTTTGCGGCCACAACCTCGCTGGGGTTTGAGGAGGCCGACGAGGAGGAGCGGTTGTTCTACGACGCCATCTCCAGCCGATATTTCCAGGCCACGATCAGCCAGGTCTTGCAGGCCGAATACCATCTCAACCGGAATTTTGCCCTTAGCGGCGGATTCATTACGCTGAATGATTTTTATGACTTTCTGGGCATCAGCAAGACGCCGGAGGGAGACAAGATCGGATGGATGGTTTCGGACGGGCTCTACTGGGTGGACTTCGACCATCAGAGGACAGTGGTGGACGACGGGCTGAATGGCGAGGTGGAGTGCTGGATCATCGGCGCCCCGTTCCCGCCGGTCACTTACGAAGAGTGGGAGGACATGGAAATCTGACCAGTCCGCAGAAATAGCATCTCCTATTATGGAGAACCATGAAAAACAGGAGGTTTGAGTTTATGAACCAGAAAACGATATTTAAGGTGCTGTCCCTGGTCGGACTGGCCCTCGGCGGGATTGGAACATTGCTGTCCAGCTGGGCGGACGATAAGGAACAGGACGCGATCATCGAGGAAAAAGTGAACGAAGCGCTTGCCGCCCGTGAGCATGGAACATCTGGAAGCGAGGAGCCCTGACCGGGGCTCTTTGCTTTTGCAGGAGCCGGTTTCCATGAATGAACGGGTGATTCTGTTTCTCATGTCGGTTTTGAAGGGGTTTGAAGACCCGCCAAGGTCTGATTGGCCCCAGCATGAGGCCGAGGAAGTCACGTTCTCCAGATGGGCCTTGGAGGAGCTGTTGCAGCAGGTCTGGGACCGCCCATGGACGCTGGCCTCGGAGACCGTGGAGCGGTTCGCGTCAAAGCTGGAGACTTACTCCGAGACATGCAACACGGACGCCCAGTACCGGATTTTCAAGATTGCGGCAGAGACCATATGGGAATTCCTCGACGACATCAAAGCGATCGAGGGTTGAGCAAAATTATATTTGAGAGGAGAAGGCATTGTGAACAAACAGGCCATCGCAAACACGCTGAAATCGCTGCAAAAGACCATGCGAAAACACAGCCCGGCCATTTTGACGGGCATCGGCATCGCCGGGATGGCGGCGGCTGCCGTTATGGCGGTAAGGGCTACCCCCAAGGCGCTTCGTATGGTGGACGACAGGGAGATTGAGGACGGGAAACGCCTGACCACCTCTGAGATCGTCAAAACCACCTGGAAATGTTATATTCCGGCCGCCGTTACCGGCGTATGCTCCGCCGCCTGCATCATTGGGGCCAGCTCCATCAGCGCACGGCGGAACGCGGCCCTGGTCACGGCCTATACCATTTCCGAGACTGCTCTGAAGGAGTACAAGGATAAGGCGGTGGAAGTCGTAGGGCCGAAGAAGGAGCAGGCCATTCGGGACGCCGTGGCGAAGGAACAGCTGGAGCAGGCCGGGGTGCCGGAGCGAACGTTCATCCCCACCGGCCGGGGCGAGACGCCCTGCTTTGACCCGCTGACCAACGCCTGTTTCAAATCAGATTATGAAACCCTCCGCGGGGTTGAGAACACACTGAATAAGCGGCTGCGGGACGAGGTAAAGATTACGGTCAACGACTTTTTGGAGGAGCTCGGCCTTCCTCCCTGTGATCCGGCCATCGGCGACAATCTTGGCTGGGACGTGGATAAAGGGTGGGTTGAGTTCGATTTCAGTTCTCAACTGGTGGACGGCATCCCCTATCTGGTGATCGGACACCGCAACCCGCCACGGTATATCGGCTGGTGACATCCGCAAAAATTGCATCTCCTATTATGGAGAACCATCTATGGAACATTATATGACAAGGAGGACTTTACGATGGAAGAAATGAACGCGAAAGTGATGGAGAACGAGGAACTCGAAGACATCACGGAGGTCGAAGAGGCTGAGGAGAGCGGCAGCGCCGGTGCGCTGGTAGCCGGAGTTGTCGGCGGTTTCCTGGCTTACGCCATGATTGGCGGGGTCAGGAGGCTGTGGGGCTTCGTCGGCGCCAAGCTGGCTGAGCGCAAGGCCGCGGAGAAGGCTAAGGCCGAAGTGGTGGACGCGGAGTACACCGAAGTCGCTGCGGAGGATTCTGACGAGGAAGACTCTGAAAAGTAATCGAGCAAGAGGTTCGCCAAAGGGAGAGTACCTGAAACAAGGTGCTTTCCCTTTTTTTCATTTTCGGAAAGGAGAAACCATGAACGGTTTTCTGAAAAACGGATTGCTGGTGGTGGGCGGCGTTGTTCTGGGAAGTATGGTGACCCAGAAGGCGATTGTTGACACTCTGCACAGCAAAGAGATTGCCATGCGGCAGAATTGGCGCGAGTGCCAGGAGGTTCTGTTTGAAAACAGAAAAGGCGCGGACGATGTGCTTGACAATCTGCGCTGGGTTATCTCGAAATACGGATATGCCACGCTGGCTGATTTCTATGATTTGGCCGGGGTGCGGGCTCTTTATGAGGACTGCAAATTCGGGTGGACGTCGCTTCGGGGCGCAAAGATCGTTTGTACCCGGAACGGATACACCATCGAGCTGCCGAGAGCGACACCTCTCAAATAACAAGGAGGAGACACAATGGCGGAATACCCCAACAATTCCCACAGCGCACGGGAAAAATCGACCGCTACTGCTGCCGGAAAGACGGAGAAAAAACTGGATAAGGTGGTCACCGGAGCGGCGAAAACGAAAAAGAAAAGCGAGGCCCGGAGGTTCCTCAACATCTTTGCGCCGGATGACGCGGAGAACGTCAAAAGCTCCATTCTTTCCGACGTCATCGTTCCGGGCGTCAAGGCCGCCATCGCCGATGTGATCAGCATTGTCCTGTTCGGGGACACGGGGCGCATCGGCAGCAGGAAAAGCGGCGGTTCCAGAATTGCCTACCAGAAATATTACGATGACCGGCGGGACGACCGGAGAGAGTATGGGCGGCCCAGGGCGGCGGTCGGGTTTGAGTACGACGACATTATATTTGAAACCCGGGGGGACGCCGATTTGGTGCTGGACCAGCTGGAGTCGGCTATCGCCAAGTATGAGGTGGCCTCGGTGGCGGATCTCTACGATCTGGCCGGTGTTACCTGCCGGAATTACACGGCCAACCGCTACGGCTGGTCGGATATTCAATCGGCCAAGGTGGTTCGGACGTCGGAGGGCTATGTGATCCGGCTCCCGCGGGCGGTTCAAATCAATTAAGGAGGCGCGAGCCATGTATGGTTACGAGACTTCCTTTGGGTACAAGGGCATGGTCTGCGGCAAGTGGATGCTGTTTGCCACGGACGCCGAGTACCACGAATACGTGAGGGAGATGGAAGAGACATGAAGCTGAATACCGATTCCTTCGTTGGCGTCGGCATCTGTATCCTGGGGTTGCTGGGTGTTGGCTATGCCATCGGCGTCCATTCCAGGATGAAGGCGGTATGTGACAAGCTGGACACCAGCATTGACCGGCTGGCAAACGAGGCCGAGGTTGATATCCCGGCCAAGGTCATCGACCAGGCGGTGCAGCGTGCGGTGGACCGGGAGTCCTATTCCGCGGTAAAACGGGCTACGGACGAGGTGGTGGACGACGTTAAGCGGGAGATCGAGGCCCGGGTCGGCGCCGCCGTGAAGGAGCACTATGACGCGATTTCGGACGGGGTAACCGACCAGATCGCAAAAAGTGTGGCCAAAATCGATGAAAGCCGCCTCAAGAAAGAGGTTGTGCAGAAGGCTAAGGAGCAGATCGCCGACAAGTTTGACGATAAGCTCGATGATATTTTGGAGGAGTTCAACGGAAACCTTCAGAATGTCGGAAAAATCTATAAATCCATTGCGAAATCATTCTCTAAGGAGGACATTTAATCATGAAGAAGAACGAACTTGTCAAGTCTATGAACCTGACGTTCAACAAGATTGGGTTCCAGATCCAGAAGAAGAGCCCGGAGCTGCTGGTGGCAGCCGGAGTGGTCGGCGTGGTGGTGAGCGCCGTCATGGCCTGCCAGGCCACCCCCAAGGCGCTCAAGGTTGCGGAGAAGACCGGCGATGATATGGACCGGATTCAGAATGCGGAGGAGTCCGGCGTGACCCCGGCGGGCGAGCTCTATACCCAGGAGGACGCCCGCAATGACCGCATTCAGGTCTACTCCCACACCGGGTTCCAGTATGTCAAGCTGTATGCCCCCGCCGTTCTGCTGGGCGCGGCGTCCATCACCTGCATTCTCGCCAGTCACAAAATTCTGAGAAAGCGCAATATGGCGCTGGCGGCGGCCTATGCGACGCTGGACCAGTCCTTTAAGGACTACCGCGGCCGGGTGCTGGAGCGGTTCGGCGAGCAGGTGGAAAAGGAGCTCCGGTACAACCTCAAGGCCAAGGAGATCGATACCACCGTTGTGGATGAAAAGGGCAAGGAAAAGAAGGTCAAGGAGACCGTGGACGTCGTGGACGAGGGCTGGGACCCCTCCAAGTACAGCCCCTATGCCCGCATCTTTGACGAGGGACATCCTGCCTACATGAAGGACGCGGAGCAGAACCGGTTTTATCTGCTGGCCCGGCAGTCCCAGGCAAATGACCGGCTCAAGTCCCGCGGCCATCTGTTCCTCAACGAAGTCTATGAGATGCTCGGATTCCCACTGACCAAGGCCGGCGCCGTGGTGGGGTGGATCTACGACCCCAAGGAGCCTATGGGCGACAATTTCGTGGATTTCGGCATCTTCGAGGTGTGCCGCGAGAAGGCCGTGGACTTTGTGAACGGGCATGAGCGTTCCTTCGTTCTGGACTTCAATGTGGTGGGCGATATCACCGATGCCCTGGCTACCCACCAGACCCTGTGAGGGCTGAACCATGAAGAAATTGATATGTTCCCTGCTGGTCGTGGTAATGGCGCTGACCGGCATATCCTTTTCTGGGAAAGCGGAGACGGCTTCCGCCTATGAAGCGGCAGATACATACGAAGCCGTGGTCGTAAACAGCGTCAAACCTGCCGAGAAAGCTGATATTTCGGCATATCTGCCGAAAGAAAGGGCCCCTGCTGTGGAGCAGCCGACCGTTGAGGAGGCCGTCGCCACGGAGCCGGAGGTTCCTTCCGTCTCCCAGGAGGAGATCGAACTGATTGCCCTCTGTGTTATGGCGGAAGCCGAGGGAGAGTGCGAGTATGGCCAGCGGCTGGTAATTGATGTGATTTTGAACCGGGTGGACGACCCCCACTTTCCCGACACAATTTACGATGTGATTTACCAGAAGAATCAGTTTTCCGGTATGTATGGAGACCGCATCACCCGCTGTTATGTGAAGGATGAATTGGTGCAGCTGGTGCGGGAAGAGCTGGAGAGCCGTACAAATTACGATGCGGTCTTCTTCCGTACCGGCCATTACCATTCCTACGGCGTTCCGATGTTCCAGGTCGGGGCGCATTATTTTTCAAGTTATGATTAAAGGAGGCGCGCATCATGAAAAACTGTCTCAAAACCTTGCTGTCCTATGCCCTGGCAACTGTGTCCGGGCTGTGCCTTGTCGGCGGCGTCACCATTTTGTCGTCCGGGAGGCAGTGAGCATGGAGGGATTTGCGAATCTGGTGTCCATGCTGGACTATGCCGTCAACACGAGAAGAAAACGCCACATCACCGGAGGGCTCCTGATCAGCGCCGCGCTGCTGTTCGGGGGCCTTGCCATTACAGTGATGAGCGTGCGGGATGAGGAGGATGAATACAATGAGTAAACTTGGAACCGCCCTGGCGTTCCTCGCCGGGGCCGCTGTTGGCGGGGGTTCTGTTTGGTATGTTCTAAAGGCAAGATACGAAGAGATTTCCGAGCAGGATATTTACTCCGCCAAACAGGCGTTCCGGGCCAGAGAGGAAAAACTGCAAAGAGAAATTGACAACCTCAAGGAGCGGCTGGAGAGCCCGGACACGGATACGGAGGAGCCCAAAACCATTCAGGCATCGGCCGCCAAGAACCGGGAGAAGGGCGACATCAACGACTATGCCAAGATGGTCAACCGTGTGCAGTATTCCAGGACTTCGGTGCCGCAGCCTCCTGAGCATGAGGTGGAGGCGCCCTATGTCATCTCCCCGGACGAGTTTGGCGAGATGGATGGGTATACGAAGATCAGCTTGACCTACTTTGATGACGGCATTCTGTCTGACGAGAACGGAGTCATCATCGACGAGCCGGAGGACATTGTCGGTGATGCGCTGGACCACTTTGGGGAGTATGAGGAGGACTCTGTCTTTGTCCGGAGCGACCCCAAGCGGTGCGACTATGAGATCCTTCGGGATCTTCGCAGCTATGCGGAGTTCCGCAGCACTCTGCCTCCGAAAATTTGAAAGGGAGGTCTAACATTTGACCCGGGATGAACTGATTGACCAGTATTTTGACTGGATGTATCAGCTCGTGGTTGATGACCGATATTCTAACAAGTCCTATCGTAAGCTGTTTGCCAGACTTTACGATACGGAATTCACTTATACGATTCCGATGGACGGCAACCGGGCCGAAGACGGCATCAATCTTAGATATCGGTTCGGTCGCGAGCAATTATATTCTGACGTCATGGTGGCGTCCTGTCTGGACGACCGGCCATGCAGCATTTTGGAGATGATGATCGCCCTCTCCATCCGCTGTGAGGAGCACATCATGGATGACCCCGATGTTGGGGACCGGACCGGGCAGTGGTTCTGGAGCATGCTGGTGAGCCTTGGGCTTGGCGGCATGGAAGACCGGAAGTTTGACAGATATTTGGTCGACGCCACGCTGGAACGGTTTTTGGACCGGGGTTACGAACGCAATGGAGAGGGCGGCCTTTTCACGGTCAACAATGGCCGTGATATGCGGCGCACAGAGATCTGGTATCAGATGAACTATTACCTCAGCGAAATGATGAAGGAAGGGAGCGTTTGAGATGGGCAAGAAGGGAAAGTTCGTTCCGGTGAGCACCCTGGGCGATTTGACAGACCTGCTGAATCACAACTGCCGGGCTTTGGAACGGCGGTTGACGAAGCTTGCGCGGAGAAACCGCGGCGTTGCCGTACTCGCTACTGCCGCGTTCGGATACGCAGTATGGTCGGAAATGGAGCGCCGGAAACAGGAGGAACAGGTCTATCAGCTTTCTGTCAGAGTAAAAAAGCTGGAGTATGGTGAAGGAGAGTAATCGGCCCGATGCTGGACTTCTTGATGATTTCAACGCGCAGCGGGAAACGCGGTATCATCGAGATCTATCCCAAGTTTATCATCAAGAAAAGTAACGACCTCATGATCAGAGGCGGCGACTTCTATGCAATATGGATTGACGAACGGGGAATATGGTCGACTGATGAACAGGATGCGGTCGACTTGATCGACCGTGAACTGGACCAATACGCAGAAGAAAACCGCAAGCGTTTTGACGGCAACATCCGCGTTCTCCATATGTGGGACGCGGAGACCGGTATGATCGACACCTGGCACAAGTATTGCCAAAAGCAGATGAAGGACCAGTTTCATATGCTGGACGAGAAACTGATCTTTTCCAACACGAAATCAGGGAAACGGGACTTTGCCAGCAAAGCCCTCCCCTACCCCTTGGAGCCCGGAGATACGCCGGCGTGGGACAAGCTGATCTCCACATTATATTCTCCCGAGGAGCGCCACAAAATCGAATGGAGCATCGGCGCCATCGTCTCCGGAGAGTCCAAGCGGATTCAAAAGTTCCTGGTGTTCTATGGTGCGGTGGGAACGGGAAAGAGCACGATCATCAATGTGATCCAGCAGCTCTTCGAGGGCTACTACACCAGCTTCAACGCAAAGGATCTGGGCTCCTCCAGCAACGCGTTCGCTTTGGAGGCGTTTCGCTCCAATCCGCTGGTGGCGATCCAGCATGACGGCGACCTTTCCCGCATTGAGGATAATACCCGGATCAACAGCTTGGTCTCTCACGAGATGATGACGGTCAATGAGAAATTCCGTTCGGCCTATTCCAACCGGTTCAAGGCGTTCCTCATCATGGGCACCAATAAGCCGGTGAAGATTACGGACGCCAAGTCGGGCATCATCCGACGGCTGATCGACGTGACGCCCACCGGAGACAAGGTGCCCCCGGCGGAGTACCGGACGCTGACCAAGCAGATCCCCTTTGAGCTGGGCGGCATTGCGTACCACTGCCAGGAGGTCTATCTGGAGGACCCGGACTACTATGACGATTATATTCCCATCTCTATGATGGGGGCCTCCAATGACTTCTACAACTTCGTGGTGGACTCCTACCATGTGTTCAAGCAGGAGGACGGCGTATCGCTGAAATCGGCCTGGGAGATGTATAAGACCTACTGCGACGACGCAAAAGTGCCCTATCCAGTTTCCCGCATGATATTTAAGGAGGAGCTGAAGAACTACTTCCGAAAGTATGAGGAACGGTTCAGCATGGGGGATGGCTCCCGTGTTCGGAACTATTACAGCGGGTTTCGGGTGGAAAAGTTTGAGGAGCAGGCTCCGGAAGAAAAGCCGGCAGCCGATAAACCGCCCCATCCCACCATCAATCTTGTGGAGGGGCAGACCTCCGCCTTCGACCGGGACTGCGCCGGCTGTTTGGCGCAGTACGCCAATGAGGAGGGCACGCCCCGGCGGAAATGGGAGAAGGTCGCAACGAAACTGTCCTCCATCGACACCACAAAACTTCACTATGTCAAAGTGCCGGAGAACCACATCGTCATCGACTTTGATATTCCGGACGGCAAGGGCGGAAAGTCCTTTGAGCGGAATCTGGAAGAGGCGGGCAAGTGGCCGGCGACCTATGCGGAGGTGAGTAAAAGCGGCTGCGGCATCCACCTGCATTATATTTATTCCGGAGATGTGACCAGGCTCAGCCGGGTCTACGATGACCATATCGAGGTCAAGGTATTCACTGGAAACAGCTCGCTGCGCCGCAAATTGTCCAAGTGCAACGACCTGCCTATCGCTACGATAAGCTCTGGGTTACCATTGAAAGGAGAAAACAACGTGGTAAATTCCAAAGTCATTCAAAGCGAGAAAGGGCTTAGAGTTCAGATCAAACGAAATTTGAATAAGGAGATTCATCCGGCAACTAAGCCCTCAATCGACTTTATCTACAAGATTCTGACGGATGCGTATGAGAGCGGTTTGACCTATGACGTCACCGATATGCGCAACGCCGTCCTGGCCTTCGCGGCCAACAGCACCAATCAGGCGGATTACTGCATCAAGCTGGTGAACAAGATGCCGTTCAAATCCGCCGAAGACGGCCCCGCGGTGAAGAACGATGAGGCCAAGCTGGTCTTCTATGATGTGGAGGTCTTCCCCAACCTGTTCCTGGTAAACTGGAAAATCGAAGGCCCCGGGCAGACCGTGGTTCGGATGATCAATCCAAAACCCACGGAGATCGAGGAGCTGATGAAGTTCCGGCTGGTGGGGTTCAACTGCCGGAGGTACGACAACCATATTTTGTATGCCCGGCTGATGGGCTACACCAATGAGCAGCTCTATAATCTCTCCCAGAAGATCATCAGCAGTGAGAAGAAGGCCCGGAGCAACAACTGCTTCTTTGGGGAGGCGTATAACGTCTCTTATACGGACGTATATGACTTCTGCTCGGTTAAGCAGAGCCTGAAGAAATGGGAGATCGAGCTGGGTATCCACCATCAGGAGCTGGGACTTCCCTGGGACCAGCCGGTGCCGGAGAATATGTGGCAGAAGGTCGCGGAGTATTGCGACAACGACGTCATTGCCACCGAGGCGGTATTCAACGCCCGGAAAGCCGACTTCGTGGCTCGGGAGATTCTGGCGGACGTGGCGGGGATGACGGTGAACGACACCACCAACTCCCTGACCACCAGAATTATATTTGGCGGAAACAAGCACCCGCAAGACCAGTTCAGCTACCGGAATATGGGCGATGTGACCCAAATCAACGACCCATACCGGGATTTGCCATTTACGATGGGAAAGCCGGAGTTCGATGAATTCACGGTCTTCGACAAGAAGGGCCGCCCCATCTTCCCCGGATATAAGTTTGAAGGCGGAAAATCCATCTATCGCGGTGAGGAGGTGGGCGAAGGCGGTTACGTCTACGCCGAGCCGGGTATGTACGGTGACATCGCACTGCTGGACATCGCCTCCATGCATCCCAGCAGTATCATCGCCGAGGAGCTGTTCGGGCCGGAATACACCAAACGGTTCCAGGAGATCAAGGATGCCCGGGTGGAGATTAAGCATAAGAACTTCGACAAGGCGAAAAAGATGCTGAACGGCGCTTTGGCCAAGTACCTGACGGACGAAAGTTCGGCGGATGCTCTGGCCCAGGCACTGAAGATCGCCATCAACTCGGTCTATGGCCTGACCTCGGCCAACTTTGAGAATCCCTTCCGGGACACCCGGAACAAAGATAATATCGTCGCCAAGCGCGGAGCCCTGTTCATGGTCAACCTCAAGCATGAGGTCCAGAAACAGGGCTTTACTGTTGCCCACATCAAGACGGACTCCATTAAAATCCCGGACGCAACGCCGGAGATTATCCAGTTCGTCATGGATTACGGCAAAAAGTACGGTTATGTCTTTGAGCACGAGGCCACCTATGACCGGATGTGCCTGGTGAACAACGCGGTCTACATTGCCAAATATGCCACGGAGGAGAAATGCCAGCAGGCGTATGGGTATGTGCCGGGTGATATTCGGAAACACCCCGGCGAATGGACGGCGACCGGCACCCAGTTCCAGATTCCGTATGTGTTCAAAAAGCTGTTCTCCAAAGAGGAAATCTTGTTCGAGGATATGTGCGAGACCAAGTCGGTCACCAGCGCGCTGTATCTGGATACGAACGAGACTTTGCCAGATGTTTCCGAGTATGAGCGAGTTTCTGTTCTTCGGAAAACAGCTTATATTTTGAATCCTACAACTGGCGAAAAGTTCCTTGATCAGCATACCAGCAAAAAGGATCAAGCCTTACTTGAGACATGGGGGCATGTTTCCGATGAAGAACTTGGCGCACTGATCGAGCAGGGTCACAATTATATTTTCGTGGGAAAGGTCGGCTCCTTCTGCCCCATGAAACCCGGCTACAATGGAGGCTTGCTGCTGCGGGAAGTCGTGGATAAGAAGACCGGCGAGAAGAGCTACGCCTCGGCCGGTGGGGCCAAGGGCTATCGCTGGCTGGAGTCTGAGATGGTCAAACAGCTCGGTAAAGAGGACGGCATTGACCGGGGCTACTATGACGCTATGGTGGATACCGCTGTCGCGGATATTTCCAAATACGGCGACTTTGAATGGTTTATCTCAGATGATCCTTATGTGAAGGTCGAAGATGATATGCCGCCCTGGTTCAGTGCCGGGGAACCCCATGAAGACGCTGCGACGCCTTTTGATGTGAGGTGACGGGTATGACCATTTTACTGACGATATTTTGGTTCAATGTTGTGGCCGCCTTCATCTCAGGCGTCACTGGCCGTCCGTTTTGGTGTGTGGTCAATATCGTATTGGCAGTTCTGATGGCTCTCACGGCTATGGCCTATGAGGGCCGTCTGCTTAACCGCGTAAAAAAGCTCGAAGAAGAAATCGAAGATTTGAAAAGGAGATTTTGATTATGGCTAATCCCAGAGTGAACGATAACCTCGTGATCGAAAACGCCCGCCTGCTGTTCCGGAACTTTTCCGGTCGGGAGAGCAAGTACAACCGCGCCGGCCAGCGGAATTTCTGCGTCTACATCGACGATCCGAAGGATGCGCAGAAGCTCATGGACGATGGCTGGAATATCCGGGAGCGTCCTCCCCGTGAGGAGGGCGAAGATCCCCGCTATTATATTCAGGTAGCGGTCAGCTTCGAGAACATTCCGCCCACGGTCTACATGATTCCTGAACGGAAGAAGAAAAAGACCAAGCTGGACGAAGAGTCCATTGATGTCCTCGATTTCGCGGAGATCCGGAACGTGGATCTGACCATCCGTCCCTACAACTGGGTCATCCAGGAGGGCACCAAGAACGAAAAGCGCGGCGTCAAGGCCTATCTGCGGTCTATGTACGTCACCATCGAGGAGGATGAGTTCGCCGAGAAATACGCCGGCGAAGAGTATCCGGAGGAGTAAATATCCACGGGGGCGCTGGTGAATAAGGAGATAGCCGGCGCTCCCTTACCCCCCCCCCTGAGAAAGAGGTATCGCTATGCACGAACGTCAAGCGTTTGTCGAAGGCCTGTACGCATTTTTGGATTATACCGAACCGGACAATTTACGCAACAACATCAAAGAAGGTCTGATGGTGTGCCGCCATGCGCAAGACAAAGAAAAGGAATTTGAGAAACGGTGCGTTCAGAGATGGGCGATTTCAGAGCTGGCGAAAGCCATTGTGGAAGATCCGGACAATCCCGTCGAGGACGTCGCCTATCGGTTTGCGCTGAAGCTGTACGGCTACGCATGCACTTCTTTTGATGCAAAAATGCGGAATGTATTTGGCATCGCGGCAGAGTTTATCGACAAGGAGGTCATCGGCCTCTTCCGAACAGAAGACGGAGTATATCCGTAAGCGTTTTATACGCGAAAGGAGAAAATCGTGGCTAAAGAGGTAATTTACGACATGATATTTAAGGAGGGCGTGGAATGAAACCATTCTGGAAAAATACCCGGAAGAAGAAACCGAAGAAACATTCCAAGCCTTCTCAGCAGAAACCAAGGATACAGACGCGGCCAAAACCGATGGAGGAGCCGTGGAAACCGCCTATGGCTGTTCCGCCAAAGGCGGTGCAGACAAAGGAAACGCCGATTGTTCCAATGCTGGAATCCGCTCGGCCTGTTAAGAAAGAGTATCTTCCGCATAGGACGACCATGAGGAAAAGCGAGTATTATCATGAGTTTCGCTCTAAATTTCAGCAGCTGCTTTCTCCAAGGAGTCGCCCGATTGATATTTGGAGAGACTTTATTGTCATGTCGGCCTGTGCAATATCCAATACCGTGGACAAATCCCACTATGACGAACGCGAGAAGCGGTATCTTGAAACAATCAACAAATACGAAAAATCTCAGCAGCATATCTTCCCCGAACTCTATGCCGATGTGGTCATGGCCCTGGATGAGAACCCAGAGCAGGACTTTCTCGGCAGGGTGTTCATGGATTTGCACCTCGACTACGAGGAGCTGAAACAGATATTTACACCATACCACGTATGTCAACTGATGGCGGATGTCACGATGGGCGACCTTGTTCAACAAGTTGAGGAACAAGGATATGTTTCCATCAACGACTGCTGCTGCGGTGCGGGCGCAAACCTGATCGCGGCAATCAATTCGGCACGCCATATGCTGGAAGATGCTGGGCTGAACTTTCAGAACCACATTCTGGTCATCGGTCAAGATATTGAGGAGCTGGTGGCCCTGATGTGCTACATTCAAATTTCTCTGCTGGGAGTAGCCGGCTATATCAAGGTTGGAAATGCTCTTACGGAGCCGATGACTTCCGATGATAGCATGGAGAACTACTGGTTCACGCCCATGTATTTCTCTGACGTATGGCATACGAGAAGGATGATCCATAGATTTATGGACTTATTTGAGAAAGGAGACAACCGATGAACACTAATGGTAAAATGGTCTCATGCAAGGGCTGCGTATATGATAACAGATTTGGCAGTTGGCATTGCGTAGGCTGTGTCGCTAAGAGCAATTTCGTCCCGCGCTCTAAAAGCAAGATTTACTATCAGTCTGTTCAGGAGATGAATCAGCCGCCGGCAGCCTATATGGCTATGATGGATGCGTTAAGGGGTTCTGGTAATAATTTCGCTGTCCCGGAAATCCTGGACGTGATCTTCAATGAGCCTGCCACCATCATCTACTGGGCGGATGGAACAAAAACCGTTGTAAAGGCCATTTATGATGAGTTCGACCCAGAGAAGGGGCTGGCCATGGCGATTGCAAAGAAGGCCCTTGGTAACAAGGGGAACTACTACAATATTATTGCAAAGTGGATGGACGAGTATCTGGAGAAAGAGGATAAGTGATGCCCTGTGGCGATCCAGCTTTATGACTATCAGCGCGAAGCTCTGGGCCGGATGAAAAACGGGTGCATTCTCTGCGGCGGGGTCGGCTCTGGGAAATCCAGGACCGGCCTCGCTTACTACTATCTACAAGAGGGCGGCCAGCTGGGTACGGATGATTATATTCCGATGAAGAAACCCAGAGATCTCTATATCATCACCACGGCGCGCAAACGGGATACCTGCGAATGGCAAGGTGATCTGGCTCCGTTCCTGCTCTCCCCTAATCCGGATGCCAATTATTACAAAAACAAAGTGGTCATTGACTCCTGGAACAACATTACCAAGTATGTGGACGTTAAGAATTCCTTCTTTATATTTGACGAGCAGCGGGTGGTTGGTTACGGCGCCTGGACCAAAGCGTTTCTTAAAATCGTTAAGTCGAACGATTGGATTCTGCTCTCCGCAACCCCCGGCGATACCTGGCAGGATTATATTCCAGTCTTTATCGCAAATGGGTTCTACCGCAACAAAACCGACTTTGTGGATCAGCATGTAATCTATGACTGGCGGGCCAAGTATCCGAAGATTGACGGTTACCGTAATACAGGGCGGTTGATCCGGCTTCGGGATAAAATCCTGGTCAATATGGACTTCAAACGGCAGACGGTTTCCCACCATGAAGATGTACGAGTGTCGTATGATATTTCCAAGTATAAGGACATCATGCGGAGCCGGTGGAACCCGTGGGAAGACCGGCCGATTGAGACGGCAGCGGAACTGTGTATGGCGCTCCGCAGAGTCACGAATTCGGATGAGTCCAGAGCAGTCGCGGTATTGGAGTTGCTGGAGGACCACCCCAAAGCCATCATCTTTTACAGCTACGACTACGAGCTGGATATTTTGCGTTCCCTTGGGTATCCGGAGGGCACGGAAATCGCGGAGTGGAATGGGCATAAACACCAGGAGATCCCCACAGGGGACAAGTGGGTGTACCTCGTTCAATACACCGCCGGCTGCGAGGGGTGGAACTGCATCACCACGGACACCATTATATTTTACTCACAGCAGTATTCCTATAAAGTGGCCACCCAGGCGGCTGGACGGATTGATCGGTTGACCACGCCATACCGGGACCTGAACTACTATCACTTGAAGAGTTTTTCTGGGATCGACCTTGCCATCAGCAAGGCACTCTCCAAGAAGAAGAACTTCAATGAGGGTAAGTTCGTTGGCTGGGCTACAAAACCGTTGCCGGCAGCCGCATAGTTTTCAAGCCCTATTACGGAGGAGACACATCATGGTGTCTCCTTTTATATTTTTGAGGAAAGGAGGCGACCATCTTGCAGCAGCAGCTCGACCTTGAAGTGATGGGTTTCTTCGATCTTCTGGCTGAAACACCGTCTATCAAAGCGAAGAAACAGCTCTTGTACGAACGGCGGAATGATGGAAACACCAAGAAATTTCTGGACTATCTGTTGAACCCCTTCTTTGTCACGGGCATTTCTGAGAAGAAAATCAGCAAGACAGTGACCGCAGAACGGACAGTACGTTTTCGCTCATTCCACGAACTGATGGCGTACATTCGGAAGAACCACACCGGTTCCGATGATATTTTGGCGAATGTCCAGGGCTTTCTGGATGATGCGGACCCTGAACTGCGACCATTCTACATCGGTATCATCACCAAGTCCATTCGTATCGGATGTGACGTCAAAACTGTGAATGATGCGCTCGGCTATGCGCTTATCCCTCGGTGGGAGGTTCAGCAGGCATATCAGATCGGAAAGTTAAAGATGAACGAAAACGAGTGGTTCAGCCTGAGCCAGAAGCTCAATGGAGTCCGAGGGACTTACTTCGAGGGAAAGCTCATCAGCAGACAGGGAAAAGAGTTCAGCGGGCTGGAGCATATTGTGGAGGAGATCCGTCAGCTCATCCCCGATTCGGAAGAGTGGGTCATCGACGGTGAGCTGATCCGCAAAAATGTGGAGCATATCCCAGACAACCAAAACTTTCGCCTGACAGCTGGCATGATCAACCAGGAGGATGGCGACAAGCGGAAAATCCAAATGGTGATTTTCGACATCCTTCCAAAAGCCGAATTTCTTCGGGGCGAGAGTGAATTGCGGTACCGGGAACGGCTGGAAGAGTTGAAAGCTCTGCAAAAAGAGATACAGCGAAAAAACCTGTCCACTCTCCGAGTGGTGGATATTCTATATACCGGCAACGATATGTCCATGATCTCGCAATGCCTGGAACGCATGATCGCAGAAGGCAAAGAGGGTCTGATGCTGAATCGGAACTGTAAATACTTCACACGGCGTCACAATGGCATCCTAAAAGTAAAACAGTTCTACACAGTGGACCTTGAAATTATGGATCTCGAAGAAGGGACAGGCCGATTGACCGGAACTTTGGGGGCGTTTGTGGTCCGTTATAAGGACAACTACCTGCGGGTCGGGTCCGGCATGACGGATGAACAGCGAAAACAGTTTTGGGATGCCGGAATAAGATTGATTGGCCGTGTTATCGAAGTAAAGTACAAGGATGAGAGCATCGATAGCCGGACGGGGCTGCACAGTCTCCAATTCCCGATCTTTGTTCAACTACGCGAACTCGGAAAGCGAGAAAGCTATGACTGATATTTCAATAAGGGAGAATAATGATGGATGACAAACTTAACTTCAAAACAGATATGGGCAATGCTGAAGACCGCATTCGCGCTTTTCATAATTGCATGGCGCCTGCTCTGCATCTTTTCCAGGAGAACATTTCCGAAAAGCTGGAAAAAGACGGTTTCTTTACCGCACCGGCGAGTACCAAGTATCACGGAGCTTACGAAGGAGGCCTATTTGAGCATAGTCTTAATGCAACTAAGGCATTGGTTGAACTCACAGCCGCGAATGACTTGGAGTGGCAACGCCCGGAGTCGCCTTACATCATAGGTATGTTCCATGATATTTGCAAGCAGGACCAGTATCGGAATCCTATTATAGGGACGTTCTATAAGGAACCCATTTATGATCTATCTAAATGGGAGTATGACCCCGATACGCTGCTCAAAGGGCATGGAGACAAATCCGTCATGCTGCTGTCCCAATATTTACAGCTGACCATGGAGGAGATCCTGTGTATCCGCTATCACATGGGCGCTTTTGTGGACCAGAAGGAGTGGAACGACTACACCCGGGCCATTCATGAGTGCCCGAACGTCCTCTGGACTCATACGGCGGACATGATTGCGGCGCACATCCTGGAAATTGACAAGTGACATACCTTATTATATTCTACTGAACAAGAGGTGAAAGTACATGCTCGGGGCAATTATCGGCGACATCATTGGCTCCCGGTTTGAGCGGCATACCCACAAGTCAAAGGATTTTGAGCTGTTCACGGACCAATGCCGGTTTACGGATGATACTGCCATGACGGTGGCCATTGCCAAGGCTTTGCTGGAATGCAAAGGCGACTATGCCGATCTCAGCAACCATGCCATCCGGTGTATGCAGGAGATTGGACAAAAGTACCCCGACGCCGGGTACGGACGGATATTCTACCAGTGGCTGCACAAAAAAGCGTCAGAGCCCTACTGGAGCTATGGGAATGGCTCGGCTATGCGGGTGAGCCCGGTAGCTTATGTGGCAAAGTCGGCGAAAGAGTGTATCGAGCTCGCCGA